CACAAAATACCCTTTGTAAAAAAACAGGAATAACTCAAATTACTTTAATGAGAAGACTTAAAGATAATTCTGGATGGTCAATGCTAGAAGCTGTGAGTATAGCTAAGGCTTTCAATGTTACAGTTGATGAGCTTTTTTTTACTCGCATGATACCAAACGGTAACAATGAGGATGTTACAAAGAATATGAAGCATTAACTACACCGCACCTTGACAACCGAATAGCGAGGACGTAACAGAGGATGGGGAAGGAGGGAGATCTATGGAGCTATCAAAGGCAAAAGGAGAATTAGGACAAGAACAAAAATTTATAGTCGATTATGGAGCAGTAAATCTTGAAAGCCTTATTATTACTAACAATAAAGAAGAATATGAAAAAAGAAAAGCTCAAAACAATGTAGGCGTGTTGTTTGAGCCAAAGGTTATATTAGATGTAATTGATTATCCATCTAATATCTATAAGGGAGGATAGCTGGAGAATCATGTTGCCAAACTAGATTAACCATGTATACATCTTTGCTTAATTCAAATTTTGAATGAGCAGTCCAACCCAAATCAAGATATTTTTGCATAGCAGATAAATCTTCTTGTTCAGATTTTATTTTGATTTGAAATTTAACTATATCCAAGAAAATCACCTCCCTTCGACACAATTTTATCATTGGTGGGAGGAAAAGACAATAGTATACAGACTAAATGAGAAAGGAGTGAAAGAACGATGGAAAACAAAGAAACTTTAGTTATTAAAAAAGAGTCGTTTCAGTCACAGGGCTGGAGACCTATCGTAATTACCAACGACGTATATGACAGTATTCAGGCAATATCAGAAGAAACAGGGCTGTCAAAGGGAAAAGTAGCGGTTCTGATGTTAGAATTTGCACTTAGTAGAACTGTAATTGAGAAGTAAGGAAGGAGATGAGAATTAAGATGACTGAAACACAGGAGAAAATTAAAATTGATGAAACGACTGTTACAAGGAAGCTTTTTGCAATGGGTATAAAGCCCAACCTAAAGGGGTTCCGGTACATAAGGACAGCGATATTAGAAATTGCGAATGATGAAGAACTAATGCATATGGCAGGGAGATTATGTGCAAAGGTTGCAAACGTACATGAGACAACTGCATCCAAGGTTGAAAGAGCAATAAGACATGCTAAAATTTCAGCTGGTATCAATAAAGTAAATTCTGAGTTTTTAGCTGAGACCTATGAAACTCTTAGGCTTGAGATTGAAAAAAACATGGAGAGGAGATATCACTATGCGTAAAGAAATGAGTGTGGATGAACTTATGACTAAGTCGGCTTCAAGAATAGTAATTGATAAGATTAAGAAATGGATGCTTAAAAATCCGCTAAAAGAGGTGTTGAACTGGTCTGAAATGACTTATGACTTAGATGTAGATGATGGACTAAAGAAGAGCTATTCACAACATAAAAAACAGGCATTTAAAGAACTAACTCAAGAAGGACATACTGTAGTAATAACAAATGGGTACGGGACTAAGGCTTATATAGAGGAGCTTAATTTAAGTTTGTCTGATAAAGAACTAAAAAGCAAAAAGGTAATTGAAAAGGAAATTACAAAGGAAGAACAACCCAAGTCCTCAGCCATGTTTTATATTAAAAAAGAATGTATTAAAGCTTCGGAGTGTGAAAACTATTTAAAACCATTGCTTGCTTTATCAGAGTGCCTTGGCTCTCAGAATGTTAAAATTCAAATTCAAATAAGTGCGGTATAGGAGGGATATTATGCAACATATCTATATAGCACAATTTCCAATAAGTTTATCTACAATTATCATTTCTATTATTGTTGCTGTTATTTTTTCATTAGCAACCTGGGCAACAGCTAAACAACATTACTACATTAAGGGTTATGAGAGAGGCATTTCAGGAAGGCATATGAAGCCCAAAGACAACGGCCCAGAAATTTTTAGATAAAAAAAGACTGCTTTGAAAGCAGTATCAAACTTAATAACCTAACCCCAGTATAATCCATGCTGGAGCATATGTCAAGGAGGTATATATGAAATCAAAAACAAGCATTATTGTAGACACATTTAAAACAGGGAATGTGTTATCGGTTGCCATGCCAATAGTGGTTATCTATAAAAATCCTTCAGACTTTCCTAATAAGTTTGTCGCTAGAGTATGGGAGGTTAATAAGCCTACACGTATAGCAATGCTCAAGGATAGCCTTGAAGAAATCCACTCAAATTTACCAGAAGGTCTAATTCATTTTGAGCGTGATTTAGATGACGACCCATGTATCGTTGAAACATGGTTGAAGGGATGGTGATGTAATATGGATGCATTTGAATTAGCTAGAAAACATAGAAAGTGCCCTGAGTGTGGAGAAGAGACTAAGGCAGGAAATGTACACGATAAGACGGCTAATTTTTTCTGCTATTGTGGTTGGAAAATCACAGTCCATGAGGATAAGGGGATTGTAGAGTGGCTGAATGGATAAAGTGCATAGATGCTAACATAAGAAAAAATGAAGATGGCACTATGGACTGCCCTTGGCTAGCACCATACTTTGGTGATATGACCCCTGAAGAGTATGAAAAAAGAGGTACTGCTTTGAGTGTCAGGCGAGGGTGTGAATACTGCTATAAGATGCTTGAATGGAGAACTCGCTTAAATGAAGAGGGTTGGTTAGATAACAGAACTGTTGCTCATGCATCACACCCTAATGCTCCTGGAGAGTGGATTTGTGTTAATGAAATAATAGATTCTAATGATAGTATAGTTGGATATGAAGTTCAGTTTATACTATATAATTTTTTGCATTGTATTCAGGAAGATGGTTGGGAATTAATATTTTCTTATTTCAGTGAAGGCAAAAAGATTTTAGAAATGGAGGTCGATAACGTGCCTAAACAAACTTACTACACCAAATGTGGTCGTAAATTTGAAAAGAATACAACAGCAGCAGTTACTGGATATGAAATTGATGAATCTGATCCTCAATGTAAAGTATGTCCTTTTCAAGTAGACGTTACTGAAGGATATCCACCAGTCCACAAACGTTGGGAGTGCAGAGCAGGCTCAAAGAAACCCAACAAGAATAATGAATGGACTGGAAGGTTGGATGATAAGACGAATTTGAATATCAAATCATTAGACAACAATTTTCTTGAAAGCATTCGTGAGTATTGCGAAAGTCAACCCGATTTATCAGCTCATTACACTCAAGATATTGAGGACTGTAGGAGGGTTCTTTCCGTAAGCTGTAGTGCGAATAAAAAGGGTATTGCTGCTAAGGTGGAGTTGGTGGAGAAGTTTTTTGAGAGACTTGAGGGTGACAGCCATTCTGATAAAACCTCTTTTGAACCATGCCCATTTTTCGAGGGTATTGGTAAGGGTGATACTTTGAAATATTATAAAAAATGCAATGCCTTGCCGAGTGATTATCCTAAGGAATATTTAAAATATGACAAAAAAGCTGATGCAGAAGGTTGTGCTGCCACTTGCAGAGGAGAAAAAGACAAGGAACTTTGTAGGTTTTATAATGAAAAAAAGAATACAGAATCAACTGACAATGTTTTGAAAAGACCTCTTCCAACTCCTGTATGCGGACATTGTGAACATAGAGGTTTTTCATTTGGTGCTTGCATGGAAAGTGAATCTTCATACTATCATATTTTTAGAAGGCCTCTTGATGAACATTGTGCGAAATTTGAAAGTAAAGATGAGGAAAAAATAATGTCAGAAACATGTGTTAATTGTATGTTTGTAATTAAAGGTGAGGGTAATAGTAGGGTTAAGTGTTCTGAACACCCCCAAAAGGGGAATTTTATTCCTACAAAAGATTGCCCAAATTATACACCATTTACTGAGTCGTTGAACCTTTACAATTATACTGAACATGAAGGACAGGATAATGAAGAGACTATCAGTGTTAAGGAAGATGCTTCTTTGGAATTATCTGAGTCGACAGAAATCAAGGAGTTTGATTACTCCACAGTAGATGAGGAAACAGCGGAGTTTTTGCAGGATAAGGCTAATAAGATTACTGAAATACGAATAAAATCAGTAATGGCTATAGGTAGAGAGCTTAAAGAAGTTCATGGGAAACTAGCTAGTCATGACAAAAATAAGGGAACATATATGGCTTGGGTAAAAAGCATAGGTATTTCATGGGATACCGCTAATAATTACATAAGAGCTTATGATTATGTTTCCGAAAATTTCGGAAACATAGAATCAGCTGAAAACATAAAACCATCTCTTATATTTGCAGTATCCAAACCATCAGCTCCAACTGAATTATCTCAAAAGGTTATTTCAGGAGATATTACAACGCTAAAAGAGTATAAGGAGCTTGAAAAACAACTTCAAGAGACAGAGAAGGAGCTTAATGTGACACAAAGTCAGCTCAAAGGTGCAAAGGAAAGTGTCTTAGAAAAGACTCAGGAGTGTAACGACCTTAAAGCACAAAACAAAAATCTATCAAATGACTGCGACGATTACCGAACACGCCTAGCTGAGCAGGTCAGGAAAAACCAAGAAAAAGATAATGAGCTTAAAGCTAGACCTATTGAGATAGTTGAGAAACCCGTAGTGCCTCCAGACGTCCAGAAGGAGCTTGAACTAGCCAAACAGAAAAAAGGTTATTCTCGAGAAGATGCAGGGCTTATCTATTCTGTTGAAGTAGCACTTGAAAAACTTTCCGCTCTAAAAGTTGATGACATTAAGCTTCTGGAGGATTCCTTCAAAGATAATGCAAGGTATTTTATTGATTTAGTTGGTCGAGCTAGTAACAATCTTAAAAAGATAGTCTTATAGGAGGAAATATGTTTGGAGTAATTATGATTTTAATAATCGTCTTGAGTTCAATTAGTATTGGACACAAGACAAATAAAAAAGAACATTTTGAATATAAAAATTCTAGTATTTATAGGAGGAGGCATTAATTATGTCAGTAAAAATTAATTCATTGCAAATTGAAAATCTTAAGAGGGTTAAGGCTGTAACTCTTAAACCTAGTAGCACAGGGTTAACTATTCTAGGGGGTAAGAATGGTCAAGGGAAAACTAGCGTATTAGATGCTATTTGTTGGGCTCTTGGAGGGAATAAATTCAAACCATCTAATCCACACAGGGATGATTCAGTATTACCACCAACTATATCTATTACATTATCCAATGGGCTTATTGTGGAGCGTAAAGGAAAAAACTCAGACCTTAAGGTCATTGACCCGTCTGGCTCTGCGTCAGGACAGAGATTACTTGATGAATTTATAAGTCAGTTAGCACTTGATTTGCCCAAATTTATAAACTCTAACAACAGTGAGAAGGCAAAGTCTCTTTTGCAAATTATTGGTGTGGGCGAACAGCTTGCTAAATATGAGCTTGAAGAAAAAACTTTGTTTAACCAACGCCATACTATTGGTCAGATAGCAGACCAAAAAGAAAAGTATTTTCAAGAGATGCCTTTTTATGCGGATGCTCCGGAAGAACCTGTAACAGCATCTGAGTTGATTAAACAGCAACAAGAGATATTAGTAAAGAATGGTGAGAATCAAAGACAGCGTAATAATTTGGATGCTTTAAAGAAATCTCTTGATTCTGTAGTAAATTCAATAGCATCCAAAGAAGATGAAATTTATCAAACTGAGATTGATTTTTCATATAAGCTTAAAACATTAAAAGAGTCTTTAGCCAACATGAAAAACAAAAAGTTAGAGGCTGAAAAAAATATCAGTATAGCTACTAAGACAGTTGAACAGCTCCAAGACGAATGTACTGATGAAATTGAAGCTAAGCTGTCAGAAATTGATTCTATTAACCAGAAAGTTAGAATTAACAACGATAAGAGAAAAGCCGAAGATGAAGCAGTTGACTATAAGAACAAGTATGATAGTTTAACTACCAAAATTGAGGATATACGGAAGAGTAAGCTTGAACTCCTCAAATCTGCAGACCTTCCTCTACCTGATTTGTCAGTTGAAGATGGTGAGCTTATATATAGGGGTAAAAAATGGGACTGTATGAGTGGTTCTGAACAGCTTCAGGTGGCGGTAGCTATTGTTAGGAAACTTAATCCTAATTGTGGTTTTGTATTGTTGGACAAGCTTGAACAATTTGACCTAGATACATTAGATGAGTTTGGTAAGTGGCTGAATAATAAAGGGTTACAAGTTATAGCAACAAGGGTTGGCACTGGAGAAGAGTGCAGTCTTATTATTGAAGACGGTTATGGCCAACAAGATGTATCTGATGAGGAATTTTATAAGGGAATAGTAGCAGAGGTAAAACAAACATCAGTATCAGTAAGTACAGTAAATTTTGAGGAGGGTGATTTTTAGTGTTACAATTTTCAGAAGGTAAGCTTCAAGAGGCACAAAAGGTTGTTATTTATGGTCCAGAGGGAATAGGAAAATCAACAATAGCTTCCTTTTTTCCTAATCCAGTATTTTTTGATATTGAAGGTAGTACAGGAAAACTTGATGTAAAAAGGGTTAAACCTGCAGCTATGAGTTTAACAATGCTTGTAGAACAGTTTAATATGCTCCTAAAAGACCCAAGTGGTATAGGTACTGTAGTTATTGATACTGCAGACAAACTTGAATTTCTCTGTAGAGATCATGTGCTATCAAAAGCGAATAAAACGGGTATAGAGGATTTTGGATATGGTAAAGGTTATACATATCTTGAAGAGGAGTTTGGCAAATTCTTAAACCTTAGTACTGAGATAATTTGTAGGAAGATTAATGTTGTTTACTTAGCACATGCCCAAATGCGAAAATTTGAACAGCCTGATGAGATGGGTGCATATGATAGATGGGAGCTTAAGCTTCAGAAGAAAACGGCCCCACTTTTAAAAGAATGGGCTGATATGGTCTTGTTTGCAAATTATAAGACTTTGGTAGTTGAAGATGATAAAACTAAGTCAAAAAAGGCAACAGGGGGTAAGCGTATAATGCACACTTCTCATCATCCTTGTTGGGATGCAAAGAATAGAGATGGATTACCTGATGTAGTAGAATTCAGTTATGAATCAATTAGACATTGTATACCTGATTTTACTCAAATATCATCTGCAACAACCAACACTAAAAATCCACCAGTTGAACCTAAGCCAGTAGTTCAAACTAATATGCCAGTGAGTAGTCCAGTAAAAAATGCAGATACAACACATACAACAGATAATACTGTAACAGATTTATCACACTTGCCAAAGGAACTGGTTGCTTTAATGCAAATGAACAATGTAACTGAGGCAGAGATACAAGCAGCAGTTGCTAAAAGAGGGTACTATCCAATAGATACACCTATTAGTAATTATGAGGACAAGTTTATAAAAGGAGTACTTGTAGCTGCGTGGTCAAAAGTATATCAAGTAATTTTAAGTATTAGAGGAGGCAATTAAATATGAGTTTTGATCAACAAAGAGAACTAGGATGGGATGATGAGATTCAAAATGATGGTCCTGAGTTTATATTACTAGAAGCAGGTAAATACCAGTTTGAGGTTGTTGGGTTTGAGAGGTCGAGACATTCAGGGAGTGCAAAACTCCCTCCCTGCTATAAGGCTGTATTATCTCTTAATATCTTTTCAGAGCAAGGAACAATAGCACTAAAGCACAATTTGTTTTTACACCAAAAAACTGAAGGATTGTTATCAGCATTTTTTACTTCAATTGGACAAAAAGAAAAGGGACAGCCTGTAAAAATGAATTGGGATACTGTTATTGGGGCAAAGGGATGGTGTGAACTTTCAGTTAGGAATTGGAAAGCTGATGATGGTAGAGATATGCAGTCAAACGAAATCAAAAAGTTTTTAGATGAGATGGAAATACCGTTTTAGGAGGTACTAATGGAACTCAGGAAATATCAATTTGAAGCAAAAGAAGCAATTCAAAAAGAATGGTCTGAAGGTAGACAAAAAACGTTGTTGGTGTTACCGACTGGATGCGGTAAGACCATAGTTTTCTGTAAGCTCACTGAGGACTGCGTAAGAAATGGTGAGCGAGTGTTAATACTTGCTCACCGTGGGGAATTATTGGAGCAAGCAGCTGACAAAATGAGTAAGGCTACAGGACTCTCCTGTGCAGTAGAAAAAGCGGAAGAATCCTGCCTTGATAAATGGGAACGCATAGTTGTAGGTAGCGTTCAGACACTTATGAGACAAAAAAGGCTTGACCAATTTGAAAATAATCACTTTGATACCATTATCGTGGATGAAGCACATCATGTTATTGCTGATAGTTACCAGCGAATCTTCAACCATTTTAATACGGCAAAAGTCTTGGGTGTTACCGCCACACCTGACCGTGGAGATATGAAAAATTTGGGTCAATTCTTTGAGTCATTAGCATATGAATACACTTTGCCTAAAGCAATTAAAGAAGGTTTTCTGGTGCCGATTAAAGCCCAAACAATCCCTATTAAATTAGACCTTACTGGAGTAGCTCAACAAGCAGGAGATTTTAGTACTCGTGATATAGGAACAGCTCTAGACCCATATCTATACCAAATTGCAGATGAAATGATTCAGGTTTGTAAAGATAGAAAAACTGTTGTATTTCTTCCTCTTATTGCAACCTCACAGAAACTTAAGAAAATTTTAAATGATAAAGGACTTAGAACTGCAGAAGTCAATGGCAACAGTGATGATAGGAAACAGATACTAGAAGATTTTGAATCCGGAAAGTATGATGTTCTTTGTAATTCAATGCTATTAACAGAAGGATGGGACTGTCCTGCAGTTGACTGTATTGTTGTGTTAAGACCAACAAAGGTACGTTCCCTATACTGTCAGATGGTTGGACGAGGAACTCGTTTGTTTCCTGGTAAGGAGCATTTGCTATTATTGGACTTTCTTTGGCATAGTGAGACTCATGAGCTTTGCCACCCTGCTCATCTCATCTGTGAGACAAAAGAAGTAGCAGATAAAATGACGGATATCATAAATGAAGCAGGTTGTCCTATTGATATAGAAGTAGCAGAGGTTCAAGCGGAAAGTGATGTTATTGCAGACAGAGAGGCAGCTCTTGCAAAGAAACTGAAAGAAATGAGGCATAGAAAACGTAAGCTAGTAGACCCGTTGCAGTTTGAGATGTCTATTAATGCTGAGGATTTAGCACACTATGTTCCGGCATTTGGTTGGGAAATGGGACCACCTTCAGAACAACAAATTAAGAGCCTAGAAAAGCTTGGTATATTCCCTGATGAAATTGAAAACGCAGGGAAAGCAGCTAAGCTTTTAGATAGGCTTAATAAGCGTATTGAAGAGGGACTTACAACACCAAAACAGATACGGTTTCTTGAAAGCAGGGGTTTTGAAAAAGTCGGTACATGGAAATTTGATACTGCAAAAAAGCTAATTGATAGAATAGCGGCTAACGGTTGGAAGATACCTTCATCAATCAATCCATCAGCATTTTTAGAAAGTTTAACGGGGTAACATATGAGTAACAAAAGTGAGATAGAACAGCTATTAAATTGCATTAATCCAACATATTTAGAATATAACGAATGGGTATCTGTTGGAATGGCACTTAAGGATGAGGGCATTCCTGTTCAAATATGGGATGAATGGAGCTCAAGAGACTCAAACAGATATGTGCCAGGTGAGTGTCAAAAAAAATGGAATAGTTTTGTTGGTAGTAATTCTCCTGTTACTATTGGTACATTAGTCCATTTAGCTGAAGAACAAGGTACTCTGCCTACAAAACATGATTCTTATGTTGCCTTAGATTGGGATGCCGAAATTTCAAGAGATGATGAATTGAAAGTAGTAGATACTAATTGGTTACAGTCAGTTGATGTAGTTGAACCAGGTGAGGATTGGCAACCACATCGGGACCTTATTAAATATCTTGAAACATTATTCTCAGCTGAGGAGAATGTTGGCTATGTAACAGAGAGCTGGGAGAAGGAAGACAAGTTCCTCCCTAAAAAGGGTAATTGGGACAGGACTGCTGGTCAGCTTATTGCTGAGCTTAACAGTTGCAATGGAGATATTGGAGCTGTATTTGGTGATTGTCGACATGAAGTAGGGGCATGGATACGATTTAATCCTCTTGATGGTAAAGGATGCAGGGATGAGAATGTGACAGATTTCAGATTTACCCTTATTGAATCAGATAACATGGAAATAGACAAGCAGCATGCTCTCCTTAAAGAGTTAGAACTCCCTATAGCGTGTTTGGTCCATTCTGGGGGGAAGAGCCTACATGCTATAGTAAGAGTTGATGCAACTGGATATGAAGAGTATAGAAAGCGTGTTGACTTCCTGCATGACGTATGCAAACGTAATGGGTTGCTATTAGACAAACAAAACAGAAACCCATCCAGATTAAGCAGAATGCCCGGAGTCATGCGTAATGGCCATAAGCAGTTTTTACTGGCTACCAACATAGGTAAATCAAACTGGGCAGAATGGCGGGAATGGATAGAAGGTATCAATGATGATTTACCCGAACCAGAAGCCTTGAATAGTATTTGGGACAACCTTCCCAGTCTTGCAGATGAGTTGATAAGCAATGTCCTTAGACAAGGTCATAAAATGCTTGTTGCAGGACCATCTAAAGCGGGGAAAAGTTTCTTCTTGATAGAGCTATGTATAGCTATTGCAGAGGGTCGCAAATGGTGCGGTTGGAATTGTGCTAAAGGACAAGTTCTATACGTAAATCTTGAACTTGACAGAGCCTCCTGCTTACATCGTTTTGCAAACCTATATAAAACCCTTGGATGGGAGCCTAAGAATATTAACAACATTGATATATGGAATCTAAGAGGTAAGGCGGTACCCTTGGACAAGCTTGCACCAAAGCTTATCCGTAGGGCAATGAAAAAGAAGTACATAGCAGTTATCCTAGACCCAATCTATAAGATTATTACAGGAGATGAAAACAGTGCCGACCAGATGGCTTTTTTTACTAATCAATTCGATAAGATTTGTACGGAGTTAGGTTCGTCAGTAATATACTGTCACCATCATTCTAAAGGGTATCAGGGGTCTAAAAAATCTATGGATAGAGCATCAGGCTCGGGAGTGTTTGCTCGTGACCCTGATGCTTTGTTAGACCTTATTGAACTATATATCCCTGAAAGCCTAAAAGAGCGTGAAAAGAATAATGCACTTAGGGCTATTTGTGAGCAATACTTCCCTGAAGACAGATATATAACGGATGAATCAAAGTTTGATACTTACAGCTACATCAAGAAAACTCATGAGGCACTTTCAGGAAAAGTCAGAGATGAATTCAATCTTGCACTCATAGCTGCAGAACGAATTGCCTATTCAAAATCGGCTTGGCGTATTGATGGGACATTAAGAGAATTCCCTAAATTTCATTCTGTTAATGTATGGTTTGATTACCCGATGCACGCAACAGACTCATTAGGTATACTAGCAGACTTAGAACCTTTGACTGATATGTCAGAGCTGAAGGATAAAAACAAAAAGAAGCTAGAAGAACGTAAGGAAAAGCAGAAAGCTAAACAGGAATCTCAGAAGGAAACTGAAATTATGAATGCTTATGAAGCCTGTAAAATGTTAGACGGAAAATGTAGCGTAAAGGATATAGCCGAGTATTTTTCAAAATCAGAACGTACAGTTAGGGAATGGGTATCAAAACACCCTAATCTTAAGCTATTTCAAGGATTAATAGTCCCTAAATGAAATGTTACAGAATTATTACAAAGATTGTGGCGGAAGTCCCTATATATTATATATATACTTTTTGCTTCCGCCAAAAGAAATTAAGTCACTGTCATTAGAAGGTAGGTTATAGGGATATGGCTTTTAAGTCAGCCATATCCCCCTAACCCCTTCTCCTAATGACTTAAGCAAAATCGCAAAAAGGAGATGATAGAATGTTAGAATTTTTTTTACCTATGAAACTACCTACTAAGACATTTCAAGATAAAGATATGACTGTAAGAGACGGAAAACCTGTTATTTTTGATTCTACTGAATTAAAACAAATAAAAGAGTTATTTACCGCCCATCTATCAAAACACGTACCTGAGACAAAAATACAGCCTCCTATCCGTATACAAACCAAGTGGCTATATAAAACAGATGACCCTAAAAAGATAGGTAAGTATAAGACAACTAAACCAGATGTAGATAACGCTCCTAAGGCATTACATGATTGTATGACTAAGTTAGGTTTCTGGAAGGACGATGCTCAGATAAGTAGCATGATAGCTGAAAAGTTCTGGAATAATGTACCTGGTATATATATCAAAATTGAAACTGTTGAGGAGTAACTTATGATTAAGAATTTTGCATTTGTAAAGAACATGGCTTGGAGACATGCCAATGAAATTGACAAGGTTACTGATACTAGTAAGATGGATATAGAGCTAAATACTTTAAGTCAAATAGAGCATTTAATATATACCTTAATGGTTTGGATGTTTTATGAATTTTTGAAAACTAATAGGGCTAAAGAAACAGTTAATAAGAATCTGGAACAGCTCAAGAGAATAAGTTAGGAGGGGTTAAAGATGGATAGTATTAATAAAGCAATGGATATGATGGCAGAAAAATTTAGAGCTGAATTTGGGGAGGACATAAAGTTAGAAGATGATGACGAGATAGTAGGAGTTTTCAACGATGCAACTGTAATTATGTCACTAGAAGATGGCAATCTTAAGGTAAAAGTTTTAATAGGAGCTCCATATAAATTTGATTTTAATTTGAATGTGTTAGGGTAGGTGAAGCTATTGAACAAGTACGAGCTTTCTCAAATTAAGCATATAACTAAAGAAATTAAGATGCTCAAGGAACAAATAGAATACGCGGAATGTGATGTTGGCCAAAGAATGACAACAGATTCAGTTAAAGGCTCTTCTCCATATTTTCCTTGGACAAAGCATAGCATTAGAATTCACGGAGTAGATATTGCTGGATATGAAAATGAGGTTAAGAGGCTAAAGAACAGGTTACAGAAAAGGGTAAATATATTAACAGAAACAGTTAAAAAAGCCTCTGACTATATATCGTCTATTGAGGATTCTGAAATAAGAATGGTCTTACATGCAAGGTACATATTGGGGCAAACGTGGGAAGAAATTGAGGATTCACTTGGGATTAATAAGAGAACGGGTCAGAGGATTATGAGAAAATGGTATGAAAACAAAAAATATTTAAAGTGTCCTTGAATGTCGCTATATTTCTGTGTTATTATTAAGATGCAGATTCTATATGTATAAGCACAGTTGTCAGATTACTAGTTTTTCTGAGAGCTGTGTTTTTTGTTTATACAGAAGGAGGTGGCATTTATGGCCAAGTTAACTGAAAAACAAAAAAGATTTTGTGAGGAATACCTAATTGACCTTAATGCCACTCAAGCGGCTATAAGGGCAGGGTACAGTGCAAAGAATGCTAATAATATAGCAAGCGAAAACTTGGCAAAACCCAACATTCGCACACATATAGACGAAGCCCTTGCTGAACGTTCAAAACGGACAGGTATAAATGCAGATAGGGTTCTCAGGGAATTAGCACGTATCGCGTTTGTGAATGCAGATGAAGTAATAGATACAAGGACAGCAACAGTAAAGGAAGATGCAACTAAGGATGATACAGCAGCTATTGCATCAGTTAAGGTCAAGACTGTAGATGGTGACGAGTTTAGTAGTACTGAGCGTGAAATTAGATTCGCAGATAAACTAAAGGCATTAGAGATGCTAGGCAAGCACTTAGGAATGTTTAAGGACAATATAAATGTTACTGGTGAATTAGGGGTTAAGATCATTGACGATATCGGCGGTGAGGATGATGCAGGAGGTTAGACTATCTGAAGTAGTTACACCTATATTTAAATCCTTTTGGAAAGCATCTAATTCGCATA